ATATTTGCACTAATGTTCCGTTCAACTATAAAGAATTTATATATATTATGAAATTAGAAATAGACTTTGAAGTACTTAAAGAAACAGAAATGAGTGCTGATGACTATATTTATCTTTACATAATATATAGAAAAGGATTTAATTATTTGAACATCCTCAATTTAAAACCAAATATAGACGAATTGATAGAAAATGGATACTTAGAGGTTAGTGAAACTGTTGAAAACTATAGAGTTACGCAACTATTCATTAATCTCTTTGTATCTGATTTCGACTAAATATCCTTGGAAAGTTAACTCTCCAGGAAGAGGAATAAGAGTATTGCATGCCGTCGATCCCAAGGCAAAATCAAATGATAAAGCTAGAAGTAGATATAAAAAAATAGTGGATAATAAACCACTTTTGCATAAAAGTATTATGCAGTGTTTAGACAAACAGCTTTTAATAAATAAAGATAATCTCGGATTTTTACAAAATTTAGAGGTTTGGATTAATAACTATACTTGGGAAAAGTATGAAAATTTAAACGAACATGCAACAGAAAACAAAAAACAACCAAGAATTACAAGATCCCTTTAAAAAGAGAGGCTTTAAAAGTATAAATAAAGCTATATCTGCGTCATTACACCAGGTAGTAAATGGTATGACAGGTAAGAGAATTGTATTTCCAACAAAATGGCCTAGATTAAATAAAAATTTACTTGGAGGACTACAGCCAGGTAAAATGTATGTAATCGCAGGAAGACCTGGTGTAGGTAAATCAGCATTTAGTAATCAATTAGTATTTGATTTATTAGATGCTAATGATAAAAGTAATTTATTAGTTTTATATTGGAGTTTTGAAATGCCTGGGTATCAACAAATACTAAGAGCAGGCGCAAAAGGTTCAGGTAAACAAGTAGGAGACTTATTATCAGTAACAAATAAATTAGATAATGATGCATATGAACATTTTAAGAAAGAAGTTTTAAAATATGCTCACTATCCGATTCATTTTAACAATGTTCCTAGAGATATGGATTTTATTAAAAATACTAATACTGAAATGACTAATGCGTATCCTGATAAGGTTATAATAAATGTCTATGATCATTCAAGACTTGTATTAAGTAATAAAGATCAAGAATTACATAAATTAAATGAAGTTAGTAAAGGATGTATGTGGATGCAAGCAACAATGGGATGTATTAATATATTATTATCTCAATTAAATAGAAATATTGAACAAGAACATAGAGCTAAAGCACAATATCAACCATTATTAACAGATTTATTTGGTGGTGATAGTATTGGACAGGATGCACATGTAGTTATGATGTTACAAAGACCTTATGATTTATATGGTATTACAGATGATTACTGTCAAGAAGATCCAATAGGATTATTAGCATGTCATGTAGAAAAGAATAGAGATGGCTTATTAGGTATGATACCTTATGAAGCTGAAATGTCAACATTTACAATTAACGAACGAAAAAAATAAAAATTATGCTAAAAGAAAAAGCAATAAAAATTTGTAAAAATTTAACAAAAACAATTTCAAAAATGTCAGATAAACTTAAATATGAAAGTCAAAGTAGTGTATATAAAAATGTTACTGCTAAAAAGAGAGATTTACAAAAAATTAAAAGTAATTTGATAAAAAAACATAAAATCACTTCTAAAGAAATAGAAAAATATAAAGTAAAAATAAAATATTTATAAAACAAAAATTATGACTAAAAAAAGAAAATTAAATAGTAAAAATCCTAAATACATTAGAAACAAAAAAGATGAGCCAGTAATAGAAAAGCGTGTACCATTAGGTACAACTGGAAGAGTTTTTGCTGTATTTTTAAAAAACAATTAATTATGATAGAATTACCAACGAAAAAGGTAAAGGCAAGCCGGAAATCGCCTAAAAATATGATAATATATGGGGCTCCTAAAATAGGGAAAACTACAGTATTATCACAATTAGATAATTGTTTAATTATCGACTTAGAACAAGGTTCAGATATGATAGATGCTTTAAAAATTAAAGTAAATAATTTAAAAGAACTTGAAGAAGTTGGTAGAATGATTATCAAAAAAGGAAAACCATATAAATATGTAGCTATTGATACTATATCTAAATTAGAAGAATGGTGTGAATCTTTAGGTAAAGAAATTTATATGAAAACTCCTATGGGAAAAAACTTTAATACTAAGAATCCTGGTATGTCAATACTATCATTGCCAAATGGCGCAGGCTATCTATATTTAAGGATGGCATATAAAAAATGGATAGACAGATTGAACTTATTAGCAGATCATATTATTTTAGTTGGGCATTTAAAAGATAAAATGCTTGAGAAAAAAGGTAAAGAAGTTGCAGTTAAGGACCTTGATTTAACTGGAAAAATTAAGCAAATTACATGTGCAAATGCTGATGCTGTTGGATATATATTTAGAGAAAATGATGAAACTGTAGTTTCATTTAATTCTTTAGATGATATAACTGCAGGTAGTAGATGTAAACATTTAAGAGGGCAGACCATGCCTATGAAATGGTCAGAAATTTTTATAGACTAATTAAACATTAAAAAATGATTGAAGCAAACGAACGAACCAATGGCACGGTTGTTAAACAAGAAACGCCAGCAAAAATTACTACTTCTATGATTATAACAGATCTAGATAATGGTATAAACAGAGAAGGAATCCAAGAAAAATATGGATTAGAAAAATGGATGGTAACACAAATATTTCAAGATCCTAGATTAAAAGGTAGAAAAGCTAAAAAAGTTAGAAAATTACCTTTTGAATTTATAGATGATGTAATAGATGAAATAGATCCTAATCAAACTTCTATACCTATAGAAGAAGACACTGTGGCAAATGTAGATTTTGACGGCGAGGCAGATTTTGAAGAAATAAATGAACTTAATAACTAATAAAAATAAATAAAAATGGCTATACAAAGCAACCCAAGTAACGTAGCAGATGTAGGAATAGAACTATATTCTGGAATTACAAACATGAAAGTATTAGCAGTTAATCCAACTTTAGCAGAATTAAATGCAATGGAGATTAATGCTAAAACAGAACCTAATTACACAGTAGAATTTAGCGGTAAAACTTATAATAAAATTATATTTTGGTTAGGTAATGATGATTCTAAAGTTAAAGCTGAAATTTTAATGCAGCCTAATTTAAGAGTGTCACAAACAAATAAACATCAATGGATAAATAAATTTGGTGTAAACTGTTGGTCTGAAAATGAACCAGAATATGATTGGTTTAAATCTGATGGTCAACACAAAGCTTTTGTAGGTGAAGAAACTCTTATTAGATTTATGACTGCTTGGGCAAATGTCCTTAAAGGAGGTGAAGTTACTTTAGACTCTATGAATCAAATCGCTAATGGTAATACAACAGAACTTAGACGTTATGTAACATTATTAGCTGCTAATCAAATTAAAGTATTAGTAGGAGTTAAAGATAGTAAATATCAAACAGTTTATACTAAATATTTTAGTAAACCTACTGTTAATCGTAATGACTTTTTTGTTAATGAATTAAATAAAGAATTTGGAAGTTTTAATGCTGATTTTAATGCTGACCTTGAATGGGGAGTACATAAATCTACAGCTTCATTAATAACACCAGATACTGAAGAAAATGATGATTGGACATGTCCAACAGAACCGCAAAATGGTTCTAATGAAAAAGTAGCAGTAGAAGAAGCTAAAGCTCCATTCTAATGGGTATTGACTGTCGAGACAGCAATGATTACTTACATACAGATGTCATACTTAGTAAAATTACTGAGTATGACATTTTTATGTATTATTGCCCTAACTTTAAAAAACTGGGTAAAAAATTTACAAGTGATCTTAGGCAAGATAGATCTCCGACTGTATCAATTATTCCTTACAATGATAAATTGTTATATAAAGACTTTGGTAATTCAGAACATACTTTTGATTGTTTTAATTATGTTAAATATAAATATAATTGTTCATTTATAGCAGCTTTAAGAATTATAGATAATGATTTCAAATTAAATTTAAGTCCTAAAACTCAGGAAATTAAATTTACAATGGGAATTATGGGATATAAACAAAAAGCTCCTATTTTCGATAAAACTCCAGTTATAATTAAAAAGAAACGTCGCGCTTGGAATAGTGAAGACAGTAGATTTTGGTCTAAATATTTGATTAATAAAAAAATTTTATCTATGTTTGTAGTTGAACCAATAAGTTATTTTTGGATTAACGAAACTCGATTTATTTGTAAATCAATTAGTTACGCCTTCAAATTTAAGACTAGATATAAAATTTATTCTCCCTACGAAAATAAAAATAAGTGGTTAAGTAATACCAGGAAAACAGATATTCAAGGATATGCTCAACTTCCGACTAAAGGTAAGAAACTTATTATTACTTCTTCTTTAAAAGATGTTATGTGTTTATATTCTGCAGGTTATAATGCTATAGCTTTACAAAGTGAAATGCAAATACCTGAAGAGAAACTAATAAATAAACTTAAACAAAGATTTAATATAATAGAAATTTTATATGATAATGATTTTGATAATGTAAATAACCCAGGACAAACTGTAGCTAATAAAATTTGCGACTTATATGGTTTTAAAAACATTTGCCTTCCAAACGAACTTAAATCTAAAGATCCTTCGGATTTAGTTAGTAAAATAGGCAATTTTAATAAACTTAGAGAAATTTTAAAATGAATAAAAAAGAAGTAATAACTTTCTTAAGACAAAAAAGAGGGTATTTAAAAAAGTCTTCTGAATTTTTAGCCAATAGGTTAGATATATCAGAAGAGCTAGCAACAGAATGCAGAAAATTAGTAAATGCAGAAGAATGGGTAGATTATAAAGCTAAAAGAGATTTAAAGAATGAAAACTCGAGTGATAATAGCGAGCTTTCTAAATCTTCAAGTTTTTTAAAACATTTATCTAACAATGATTTAACATTAGAAGATGTTAAGTCTGTTAAATTTTGGCAAAGCGCTAACGGAGAACAACGTTATTCTGTAGTTACTATGAATCAATGGCATAATATGCCTTCTATGAAGAAAGAACTTTTAGATTCTATTAAAAAATATTCTCCTAAAATTCCTAAAATTAAATATAAAAAGAGTAAAGATCCTAATGTTATTGAGATCTCTCTTCCAGATATTCATTATGGGAAAGTAACTGGTGAAGGCCCTAAAGCATTAGAAATACATTATCTAACTGCTATTGCTGAATTACATGCTAAAGTTGAAAGTTTAAACATAGAACGAATTATATTACCAATAGGTAATGACGGAATGAATTCAGAAGGCCTTTCAAGAGCTACAACTAAAGGAACTCCTCAATATGACTATATGGATTGGAGACAATCTTTTAGAGGGTATTGGGGATTAGTTGCAAAGTCTATTGATTACTTATCACAATTTGCACCAGTTGATGTAATTATTGTACAAGGTAATCATGATTTTGAAAGAATGTTTTATGCAGGAGAAGTATTAAATGCTTTATATTCCAATAATAAGAATGTAACTGTTGATAATGATTATAAATCACGTAAATATTATCAGTATGGAGTAAATATGATTATGTGGTGTCATGGAGACAAAGTAAAAGCTGATAAAATGGCTTTACTTATGGCTACAGAGCAACCAGAGATGTGGAGTTCTTCTAAATTTAGAGAAGCTCATTGTGGACATGTTCATAAAGAACAAGTTAATGAATACATGGGTACTAAAATTAGATTTATTCCTTCAATTTGTGGTAATGATGAATGGCATAAAAATCATGGATACATAGGTACTATAAGAACAGGCCAAGTTCATATATGGAATAAGAAAAGAGGTTATGAAGGACATCTACAAACAAATGTAATAAATTATGACAAAGAAAAAATATGTTAAAAAAAGAAAAGGTCGTTCTAGAGTTAAAAATGCTAAAAAGTCTAATTTCGATGGAAAAGAATTTAAATCTAATCTTGAGTTATATTGTTATAAACAATTAGTAGAAGCCGAAGTTCTAGTAGAATACGAAGAAAATACATTTACCATATTTGATGCTTTAGTATATCCTCAAGCATGTTATGAGGGAACAACTAAAAAACTTTATAACAAAGGATCTAAAATCCGGCCAATTACATACACTCCTGATTTTGTAGATCCCAATGGTAAATTTATTATAGAAACTAAAGGCTATGCAAATGAGTCTTTTCCTTTAAGATGGAAGCTATTCAAAAAACATCTTAGAGATAACAATCATCACTATGTGCTTTTTATGCCAAGAAATAAGAAACAAGTAGATGAGGTTGTTGAACTTATCAAACAATTATAGGTTAGGATTCCCTCTTGGAACGGGTCTGTGTTAACATATGCGCTGACACTATGGGCTGTGGTTTGAATCCACGGCGTCCTTTCCTTTTTATTAACCAATTAAACATAAAATTATGGCAGAAATGGTATGTCCTCATTGT